CTGCAAGAACTTGCTTAAGGTCAACAACAATAACTGTGTTTGCAGGAATGCTTACTGTTGGAACAACATTGGTTCCATTAAGTGCAATTGTTGCGGTTGAAGTTGATGCTGCTGTGTTAGATATTGCAATGTTGGTAACAACTGCACTTGACCCTGATGGGGTTGTGTAAAGAGTTGTTCCTGTATTAGTTGTTGCTGCGCCTCTAAAAAGCGCCTTAGTTGATGTAGCCATTATTACCTACCTTTAGTATCCACCCATTAGGATTAAAGCAAATTCATCGGTCAAACTTCCAGGACCGAATGCTCCATTCATAACGATGTCGCCTGTTGTTGTTATAGTTCCGCTGGCAGTTGTTGTGCCAGAAATTGTTGCATTACTTAGTGTTACTCCAGTAATTGTTGTTACTGTTGTTCCAGATGTAATAACCGTGGTTCCGATAGTTGGGGCGGTATAAGAAGATACAGTTCCCCAAGAAGCAGTTGAACCATCAGTCGTCAAATACTTACCCGATTGTCCCGATTGGCTTGGAACTACATAAACTGAAGTTGTGTCTAGACTTACAGTCACATCGCCAGATGTGCCTCCGCCAGATAATCCTGTGCCAGCAGTTACGCTAGTAATGTCACCAGGATTAGGAGAAACCCAAGCAAGTCCTGTTGTTGTTGCTGAGTCAACTGCCAAGATATATCCATTGGTTGAAGCAACTGTTAGTACAGATGGAGTAGATGCTCCACTTGCAGAGATAAGTGAACCCTTAGCAGTAAGGATTGATTTGTCAATAAAGTTAGATGTATCAGGGGCTACTAAGTCCCAAGCAGAACCATCATAAACTTTCATTGCTCCAACTACTGTGTTGAAGTACAATGCACCTGTTAGTAGTGGGTTGCCATCATTGTCTACAGTTGGGTCAGATGATTTATCACCAAGGTATCTATCATCAAACTGGTCATAAGATGCTGCAGCAGATGAAGCACTAGTCGCTGCTGAGTTAGCAGATGTCAGTGCTGACGAAGCCGAAGTGCTAGCACTAGAAGCAGATGTAGCCGCTGCCGTGGCAGATGCGGCTGCGCTAGTTGCTGATGTTGCTGCAGCACTTGCAGAAACAGCAGATGCTATAGCAGATGTATCAGCAGAATTAGCCGAAGTTAAAGCAGAAGATGCCGATGTGCTTGCAGAAGCAGCGCTAGTCGCAGCAGCAGTAGCGGATGCAGCAGCACTTGTTGCGCTAGTAGATGCTGCAGTAGCACTAGCAGCAGCAGATGTTGCTGAAGTAGCAGCAGCAGTTGCACTGGCTGCAGCAGAAGTAGCACTTGTTGCAGCAGCGCTGGCTGATGTAGCCGAAGCAGTTGCCGAGTTGGCTGCAGATGTAGCAGATGTGCTGGCTGAGTTAGCGCTAGTTAAAGCAGATGAGGCAGAAGTTGCTGCTGAAGTAGCCGATGTGGCAGCAGCGGCAGCAGAGTTAGAAGCCGTAGTAGCAGATGCAGCAGCGCTTGTAGCACTGGTAGCCGCTGCAGTCGCAGAAGCCGCTGCAGAAGTTGCAGAGGTGGCTGCTGCTGTGGCTGAGGCAGATGCACTGTTGGCGCTAGTAAGGGCGCTAGAAGCGCTTGTAGAGGCGCTGGAGGCACTTGTAGCGGCAGAGGCAGCACTGGTAGCAGCCGATGCTGCTGAGGTTGCTGCAGCCGTTGCTGAGCCTAGGATGCTATCTACGTAATCTTTAGGGGTAGCAGAGGATGAAATCATCCCTGCGCTGGATAGACCAGTTATGACTGGACTGCCCGAGATAGTAGGGCTGGTCAAAGTCTTATTGGTTAGGGTCTGGGTTGCATCAGCAATGACTACTGTACCTGTCGTATTAGGCAGGGTGATTGTGTTGTCCTGTGTTGGGTCAACTACAGTCAAAGTAGTCTCGTGGGCATCAGCCGTGGAGCCTTCAAAGACAATACTGGTTTCAACACCAGATGTTCCAGTAATTGTAGGGTTAGAGATTGTTGGAGAAGTCAGGGTCTTGTTAGTAAGAGTCTGGGTCTTCAGAGTACCGACTACTACACCTTCACCAGCAGCAATGCCGTGCATTGCGTGGGAATTACCGCCACCATCATTATAAGAAGCATCAGCCTCTGCGTGTAGGTTGGCATCACGGTAATCACGACCAATAGCCATATGTCTTACGACAGCACCTGCTGAGTGAGCCTGTGCTGTTGAACCGTCTATTGCGCGAGTAATTGTAAAGGTGTTAGTAGATACCGCCGTGGCATCTACAATTTCTTCAATCGCCGTATCTGGGTCTAGAACAAGAGTAAAGGTTCTGCCCGCTGGGATGGTTACACCACCAAGTAGGGTAGTGCCAGAGACAACAACGATTGACGTAGCGCCTGCCGTAATGGCAGCCGTCAGCGTTGACTGCTGAGAGCGAGAGGAGTATTGGCGAGTTGTCATTCAGGTTCCTATCGGTTGAATCGAATGCGGGGAGGGTACTGACCTTGGAAGGCAGAAATTTCTTCTCTGAGTCTCTGTGTATAGAGAGCAAAGATTTGACGTGTTGCATTGTTTGCTGAACCAAATGGACGCTTAGCGTCAATCTCGTCAGCCTGTGGGCTAATCTGAGAGGCACGTGCAGGGTCAAGATATGCAAGCAATCTATACGCTGCGCCTAGGATGATGACATCTCGTGCTGACTCAGGGAATCCTGTCTGGGTTGTAAATGTCTGGCTTGTTGATGTGAATGCTGAGGCTTGCGTCACATACATAATCTTAACAGTACGACCTGCGGTTACATAATCATAGATGGTTACTGTCTGTGAGCCTTGACCCCAAGTAGCAGTCTCTGCTAGTGGGTCGAAGTCATAACGATTGACTCGAATCCATTCCTTAGTTGGACCAGTGTCCTGCCACATAATCGTCAAGATAGCCTCGACATTGAGTGGGTTACCGTTGGAATCTTTTAGGTCATAAGTATTCTGAGCAGCATTGAAAGTAAATGTGGTCTGCTTCACAACCATCAACTGTGTGGCTACAGCACGGATAGTATCGTTGATAGCCTTCTTGACCACATAGCGTGGGAAGATAGGTGAAATAGTTACCTTGGTGTCAACCGCTGCTGTAGAGGCTGTAGTACCTAGATATCCGCGACCATAGGGAGCGATTGTCGCTGTATTAGCAACGCGGTCAAAGGAGTCAATCCACATTAACTCTTCGCCTACCTCAATGATGCCCTTACCTACTGAGTCAGTAGAGCCTAGGCTTAGGATGGTAGGAGAAGAACTAGGAGAAGTTAATGTAGTAACTGCTGCTGTAAGGTATGTAGAGCGGTCCTGTTGATAGGTATAACCCGAGAGGTTGATTAGAACCTCATCAATCATTTCTTGTAGAGTTGTCACAGGTCAATACTCCTTAAGGCATCAGTCGGTGAAAGGTTTGTTGTCCCTGCTAATTCGTTGCAGATTCCGCCCAGGGCTTTATAATCGTCAGGTTGACGGTTGGCATCTGCTTTAAGGTTAAGAGCGCCAAGCAAGGCTAATCCTGTGGTACCTGCATATACGTTGGCAGCCTGAACAGGCGCTACGTAATCTGCGATTGCTGGATATGTCCCACCATTAGCAAGTCTATTCAACTCGCTAGTAAATGTACTACCTGCTGTGCCCGTTGCCATTATCTGCCTTTCTTCTTAGCCACTGCTGCGTTATCAATAAGATTTGGGTAAGGTCGTCCTGCTGCCTTAGCCCTTTTCTTTGCCGCAGCCTTTTGTGCTGGCGTTAATTTCTTAGAAGTTTTCTTTGGGTTCTTCTTATCCCAAAATGCTTTCTTCACCACTTCACCTTATCTGCTATTGCCTTGCATACTTCAATAAAGTATTCTTGGCTAAACTGTTGTTTCATAAAGTTTACGTCTTTATGTAGTAATTGAACATTTCCTTTTATGTAACCCATAGAACTATCTATTCTATCTATAGATGCTGAATGAATTGCTCCTACTTCAGACCATCCAATCGATATACCAGATAAAGCGCATCTTCCTTCTTGTACCGTGTATAAGAACCAAATATCTTCTATAGATAAATCAAATACTAAGCCTCTTAGTTCTGCGCTTTTCTTTGACTTTTCAAACCAAGAAAGTCTTATTAGGTTATACATACCGCGATGACTATTTTCGGTTTTTCTATTTGAGCATCTCTTGCAAGTTTTGTTTAGTCTTAAAGATTGCTCTGCATAAGTCTTTCTCAAATAGTCTTGCATTTCTCCACACTCTGAACAAGGCTTTACCCAGCGTCCATCTGCTCTTTGCTGCACTGTCACCATTTGACGAGATTGCTCCAGTAGGCTGCCGACATCTTGCCCTTAGCGATATTCTTGCTATGACGTGCTTTGAATGAGGCGCGTTTCTTTTTCATACGGTCAGACTCTCCAGCCTTAGGAGCACCAGCGGTCTTAGCGCCTTGCTCACCGAAACGAATTGTCTTGACTTGTTCGCCTGACTTGGCTACTACTACGTGGCTTTTGGTTGGATGATTAGGGGTACGCTTTGGCTTGTTAAAGCCTGATACTCCAGCCCTCTTAAGCCTTGGGTCCGCTTTCTTTGCCATACTCCCCATACTTTCCTAGTACTGCTCTTACTGTTCCATTCTTGTTTAACCGCACCACGTAGCCATCCTTAATCTGAACAGGATTAAACTTGCGGTGCGGTTTTTGCTTACCCGAAGACATTACTTCCAGCGATAAAGTGAATCTACGTTTGACTGGTCATCAAATCTAGCGCGAAAGCGGGACTTGATTGAACTAACCATTGACGCAGTTGGACCTGCAGGAGTGACTGTATTTCTAGGCTTTGGAGTTGTGCTTGCTGAACCAGAGATTTTCTTTTCTCCAGACTTGGTGTAAGCAACTCCTGGTTGTACTTTTTTCTGTGGCATTTACTTACCTTTCTTTTTACGAGCCATACCTGCTGAAGATAGGGCGATAGCGATTGCTTGTTTGCGAGACTTGACTACTTTAGCCTTCTTTGGACCCTTTGGGTCTTTGCCTGAGTGCAATGTGCCAGCCTTAAACTCGCGCATTACCTTGGCTACTTTTTTCTTTGCTGCAGCCTTTTTCATTTATCCAAGTATCTTTCAGGATTCTTGTTCTTGGACTTAAGTGGCTTGCCTTCCATAATGGCTTTATCCAAAGCACTGATTCTTTTCTTGGACTCACCAAATGCAATCTTGGCTAGTCCTGAGGACAAAGGTCCTACTCGTGTTTTGCCTGCCATATTACTTCTTCTTGCCCATT